GTTTTGATGCTACGGTTTGGCGTATGGTGAAGTATATTATTTCAATATCAAAGACTTCAGCAGGGGACAACAAGTTCTACGCAACCGAATTAACAATTCTTGCTGACGGTACAAATGTATCTGTTAGCGAGTATGGAACAATCGACAATGATGGGAATATTGGCACCATTAATGTCTCTCGCACTGGAAATACCGTGGCTATTACAGTCACTCCAGATTCTGCGATCAAGCCAGTCACAGTACGATATGCTCGTATTGGACTTAAGGCATAATAAAAGGAGATATAAAAAATGGCAACAGTAAATAAAGATTTTAAAATAAAGCAAGGACTGATCGTTGAAGGCTCAACAGCAACAGTTGGCGGACACGATGTTATTACAGACGGAATTGTAGATGCAAAAGGTGATATCCTTGTTGCATCAGGCGCAGATGCTATTGCTCGTTTAGGAGTTGGCACAAACGGTCAAGTACTTACAGCAGCATCAGGTGCTACATACGGCGTTGAATGGTCTAACCCAGCAGCAGTTGGTGTATTTGGATCAAACATTCAATTTGAAGGCGCAACAGCAAATGATTTTGAAACAACACTTGAAGTAACTGATCCAACAGCAGATCGTACAATCACACTTCCAGATGCAACTGGTACAGTAGCACTTACTTCAGATATTACAACACACGCAAACCTTACAGAAGTACACGGTGCAACTGGTGCGGTAGTTGGAACAACAAACACACAAACACTTACTAATAAGACTCTTACTTCACCAAAAATTAATGAAGACGTAGTTCTTTCAGCAACTGCAACAGAATTAAATGTTCTTGATGGAATTACATCATCTACAGCAGAACTTAACATCCTTGACGGAGTTACTTCTACTGCAGCAGAACTTAACATTCTTGATGGTGTAACAGCAACAGCAGCAGAACTTAACATTCTTGATGGTGTAACTTCTACAGCAGCAGAACTTAACATTCTTGACGGTGTAACTGCTTCAACAGCAGAACTTAACCTTCTTAATGGAGTAACTGCTACTACAACTGAACTTAACTATGTAGACGGAGTAACCTCAGCAATTCAAGGTCAGATTGATCTTAAAGCACCTTTGGCTTCACCATCATTAACTGGTACACCATTGGCTCCAACAGCAACACCAGGAACCAATAACACACAAATTGCAACAACAGCATATGCTGATGCAGCAGTAGCAGCACTTGTAGACGGTGCCCCAGCACTTCTTAATACACTTAATGAGTTAGCATTTGCAATTAATGATGATGCTGCCTTTACTACAACAATTACAACTTCAATTGGGCTAAAGGCTCCCCTTGAGTCTCCAACATTTACAGGCACAGTAACACTACCTTCAGGAACCGTTACTTCTGGAATGATTGCAGACGGAACAATTGTTGCTGGAGATATAGCAGATGGAGCAGTAACTTCAGCAAAAATTCTTGATGGAACAATTGTTAATGCTGATATTAATGCATCAGCAGCAATTGATCAATCTAAGATTGCAAATTTAACTACAGACCTTGCTGCTAAGGCTCCACTTGCATCACCAGATCTTACTGGTGTACCAACAGCACCTACTGCAGCAGCAGATACAAGCACAACTCAGATTGCTACAACAGCATTTGCCAAGGCAGAGGCTGACGCAGCACAGACTGCAGCAATTGCATACGCAGATGCACTCACAACATCTGATGTAGCAGAAGGAACAGCACAGTACTTTACAGATGCTCGTGCTAAGACTTCAGCAGCAAGTCTTTTGACTGGTGCAACACTTACAAACATTACAATTACAGGAAATGGTTCAGGACTTACTATTACCGCAGAAAACGGTGTAGCAGATTCTACAACCACTAACCTTGCAGAAGGTACAAACCTTTACTTCACAGATGCTCGTGCTCGTACTGCGGTAGATGGAACAGATCGTTCATTTACATCAGTTGCGATTAACTCAGTTGCTAAGCAGGTTGCAGCAACTCTATCAGCACCAACAGCAGGAGTTCAGACAGCACACGCTTTTGCAAAGGCTACATATCGTTCAGCAGAATATCTTGTAAAGGTTGCCTATGGAGATCACACAGAAATCTCAAAGGTACTTCTAACACTTGATGCCAACGATAACGTTGCAATCACAGAGTATGGAATTGTTTCAACAACTACTGGATCAGCATCAACGATTTCAGCAGATGTTTCAGGAACAGATGTAAGACTTCGTGTAACAACTGCAAATAATACTTCAACAGTAACTGTTGTTGGAACATTGCTTGCATAATAAAAAATAAAAATAGTTGGAAGAAGGAGTAGTAAATGGCAACAGTCAATAAAGACTTTAAGGTCAAGAATGGACTACAGGTCACAGGATCTGGTAGTTTTGGAGGGACCTTAACAGCAGCAACCCCAACAGAGAGTACACATCTAGCAACAAAAGCATATGTAGATTCTTTAGCAGGGATGACTGTATCTTCAACTGCTCCTTCTTCACCAACAAACGGATCACAGTGGTTAGATACTCTAACAAACAGAGTTAATTTCTATTACGATGGAACTTGGTATACCCAAGCAACTATTGATGATACAAATACACTTCCACAGCACATTCACGATACTGCAATTGATGGAACTGGTTTTATAGTATCCCAGTTCTATGAAGCAGGAAGTTTTAATAGCCCACTAGGTGTGGGGATAGACGCAGGTGGACCATCTACAACAGAGTGGACAGTTGTGTTTGATGGCGGTAGTGCAGTAGACAACTTCAATTAAAAACAGGGGTTATAATAAGATAGTAAATGGGTAGCACCCATAAGGAGAAATAAAAATATGGCAACAAGAATGCAACAGCGAAGAGGAACTGCATCCCAATGGACAGCAGCAAACCCAACACTTGCAGCAGGTGAAATCGGTTTTGAGACCGACACAAATAAGTTTAAAATAGGTAACGGTTCTTCAAACTGGACTGCTCTATCCTATTTTTCTAATACAACAGCCCTTGAAGCACTCCTTAATGATGGAGCACCCGCAGCACTAAATACTCTTAATGAAATTGCAGCGGCAATTAATGATGATGCAACATTCTTTACAACAGTTTCAACAAACCTAACAAACCATCAAAACGATACAACAAGTATTCACGGAATTGCAGACACTGCTGCTCTTGCAACTCAATCATATGTTACAGACGCAATTAATGGAATTACAAACGATTATTCATCACTTGCTGGAACAGGACTTTCGTGGGATTCAGAAGCAGAAGAACTTTTAATTGATACTACAATAGCAACAAAGACCTATGCAGATACTGCCGTATCAACACACAGTTCAGACACCACAAGCGTACATGGAATTGCAGATACTTCAGCACTTGCTTTAACAGCAACTGTTGCAACTGATATTTCTACAGCAGTTTCAAATCACTCTTCAGATACAACTTCAGTTCACGGCATTGCTGATACTTCACTACTTGCTACTACATCAGGAGTTAGCACAGCAGTATCAACACATAACGATGACACAACAAATGTACACGGAATTTCAGATACATCAATTCTTGCAACAACGACTGGATCACAAACTTTATCTAATAAAACTTTAACTACACCAACAATCAATGGACCAACAATTACTGATACTGGACAGACACCAACAATTCATGGTATATATCTTCCAGCACCACATACTATCATTTTTGAAGGTACAACAGCAAATGATTTTGAAACAACTTTGACGGCTGGAGAACCAACCTCTGACAATACAGTAACTCTGCCAGATGCTTCAGGCACCCTACAACTTAGAGTTGCAGATGTTTCAGATACTGAAATTGGATACCTTAATGGTGTAACTTCAGCAATCCAGACACAGATTGATGCAAAGGCTCCATCATCTGCTCCAACATTTACTGGAACAGTTACATCTACAAATGACCTTATAGTTGATGGAAACTTAACTGTAAACGGTACAACATTTAACGCATCATCAACTTCTATCACAATTGAAGATAACATGCTACAACTTGCTCACCAGAATGCAGCAAACACAGTAGACCTTGGTCTTGTAGTTGCTTACAATGATGGAGCAGCAAAGCACTCAGGTCTTGTAAGAGACGTATCTGATGATGAATGGAAACTCTTTAAGGGTGTAACTACAGAGCCTACAACTACAGTTAACTTTGGTCAAGGATCACTCGATAACCTTGAACTGAACAACTTGGTAGCAGCAGGAGTTGTCTTTACAGACGGTACACAGACAAAAGAAGGCGTTCCATCAAGAACCCCTATTGTTCAAAAGACTGCATCATACTCACTATCACAATTAACACACAGAGACTCTATGATTGAAGTTTCATCAACAAGCGGAACAACAATCACAATCCCCGTAGAATCATCAGTAAACTATCCAGTCGGAACTACTATTGATATTCTTCAGACCAATACAGGTCAAGTAACAATCGCAGGTGCAGCAGGCGTAACAGTCAATGCAACTCCTGGACTAAAGTTGAGAACCAGATGGTCATCTGCAACTCTTATGAAGAGAGCAGCAGACACATGGGTTGTTTTCGGCGATTTGACAGCGTAATACAAAATTGAATAAGAAACTAGGAGAATAAAATGGCAGCAGGTAAGAAGTCAGGCAAGAAGTCACAAGCAGCAAATGACTTTCTAGAGCCATTAGTACCAACAAGCGTTACAGCAACTAACGTTGGGACTGCACGACCTTACCTGTTGACTGCCAATACAACATCTGCTGCATCTGCAGCAGGAACTGGTGGATCTGCAACTTTATCCTGGACTTTGCCAGTACTTTCTCCTGCAGCAACATCTTATACTATTGTGTCAAATCCAGAAACTTATACAGTTACAACTGGAACATCTTCAACAAGTTATACTTTTGAAGGCCTTGCTTCTAATACCGCATACACATTTACAGTAGCGGCATCAAATGCTGCAGGAACATCTGCTGCATCTTCTGCTTCATCATCAATTACCGCAACAACAGTTCCAGCCCAACCAGCAGCACCAACTGTAACTCTTCAGGTTAATCAAGATACAATAACTTGGTCTGCCCCAGCAAATGGTGGATCTGCAATTACTGGTTATACTTGGGCATCATCAGATGCAAAGGGTGCAACCGTAGGTTCAGGTACTACAACTGTTGCAGTTACTCAAGAAGGTGGTACTTCTCAGACATATACAGTTTATGCAACAAATGCTAATGGTAACTCACTAACATCAGCAGCATCTCAAAATGTTACTACTACTCCACCATTCTTCCCGCCGTTCTTCCCGCCATTTTTCCCACCATTCTTCCCACCATTCTTTCCGTTCTTCCCATTCTTCCCACCGTTCTTCCCACCATTCTTTCCGTTCTTCCCATTCTTCCCACCGTTCTTCCCACCATTCTTCCCACCATTCTTCCCATTCTTCCCACCGTTCTTCCCACCATCATTCTCTCCAGCACCACCGTTCTTCCCAACGTTCAAGAGTGGCCTGATGCTTTAAGATTAGTTTTAAACTAATTCACAGTTGATTGATCTAAAAATCTTAGATGTTTTCTGTGGTATAATTTTCTTAAGTACATTACATAAGAATAGGATAAAAATGTCTGGCTATGATGAAAATTCAAACCCTTGGTTTACTAAAGATAGATCTGAAACAGTATCAAATAGGGTTCACAGAGAAATTGATAAAAATATTACCGTAGAAAATCCAGGACTTGGATTAAATATTTACCGAAATACTTTTTCAGTAGAAGACTCTAAAAGATATATCAACATTCTTGAATCCAATCTTTCAAATGGCAGTAAGTATAAGTGGTCAGAAGCCCAAGTAACAAACTCTACAACGCCAATTAAAAAAGCAAGAGACTGTGTAGACTTTAAATACAAACAAGAAAATTTAGGACCAAAAGACAATACAAACTCTGAACTAATTGACCTACACGAAGAGATATATCAAAAACTAAAATTGTGTATAGATGACTATGCAAAATACTGGGGTATTAGTGTTGTGTATTATGAAGCCTTTAATTTTGTAAAATATGAAGGAGAGGGAACTCACTTTAATATTCACGCAGATCATGGTCCAGCATACAACTGCACAGTTTCTGCCGTTATATACATCAATGATGACTATGAAGGTGGAGAGATTAAGTTTCCAAGATTAGATAATTATGTTCATAAGCCAAGAATTGGAGATATTGCAGTTTTTCCATCAAATTATATTTATGAGCATGCGTCACTTCCAATGGAATCAGGTACAAAGTATTGTGTTGTCATTATGACAGACATTAATGAACTGAGTCACTAGTGCCTGATGCAAAATCTAATTTAGCAATATTCAGATCCTTTAGGCCCTGGCTAAACAAAGACAGCAAATCTCTTCCATCTCCAACTCAAAGTGTCATTCCTGAATGGTATAAGGATGCAGATAGATTTGCCAAGATGCCAAATGGAGAATACTATAAAGCACCAAAAGAGGTTTGTCCATTTCCAAAAGAAGGTACTACAGATGATTATGGTAAGGTTCCTACGTGGAAAGCCTGTCCTGCAATTATGGATGCTTTCTCAACTGGATATGTTTTTAAAACACCATGCGATTTAACCTTTTTTAAAAATGCTCAGGGAATAATTAATGTTAAGACTGAAGATGCTAATAATCAAGATTTTTGTACACAAAGGCCACCAATGCCACAGTTTGAGCACCCACTTGGATATTATAAACATCACTTTGCTTGGTCTGCTGACTGGGGATTAGAACTTCCCGAAGGCTACAGTGCTTTATTTATGACACCAATGAATAGGTTTGATCTTCCATTTTTAAATACAACAGGTGTTGTTGACTCTGATAATGTTCATTTACTTGGTAGTTTTCCATTCTTTATAGTAGATGGATGGGAAGGAACTATTCCAGCAGGAACTCCGTATCTACAAGTCCTTCCATTTAAGAGGGAAAACTGGGAACACGAAGTAGATATTTTAGATCAGTCTCAAATTTATGATAAAATGGTTAAGAACATGCAGTTTTACCGTCAGCCAGATGGCGGGGTATATAAGAACAACGTTTGGTCAAGAAGAGAATACAAATAGGAGAAATAAATGCAAACATGGACAGAAAAAATTAACTTAGGTAATGGAATAACCTGTTATCGAGGAGTAATAAAAAAAGAGTTTGATTTAATAAACAGGCTTGAGAATACCCTTGGATCAGTTGCTGGATATGAAGACTTATCTCCAGAAGGTAAAAGATATCATTGGTTTCCAGCCTATGTTGGATATCAGCAACTTATGCCAGAGTATCGAGATTGCGTAGATTTTAAATTTAAAAAAACAGACATAGAACAAGACACCAGCGAAGAGTCTTTACACCTACAGGCTTTATGGCAAGATGTCTATGATGCTCAATTTGCAGCAGTTGAAGACTATCGAAGAGACCATAATATCATGCCACTAAAGTATTGGGAAGCATTTAACTTTATCAAGTATGGTCCAGGCCAGCACTTTAAAGAACATCATGATCACGGATATTCTTACAACTGTACAGTGTCTCTTGTCGCGTATATCAATGATGACTACGAGGGCGGAGAATTATATTTTAGATTACAAGATTTAAATATAAAACCACAGGCTGGAGATCTTTATATTTTTCCTTCTAATTTTATGTATCCTCACCAAGCAATGCCAGTTCACTCTGGAACAAAGTATTCTATTGTAACGATGTTAGATTACAGCAAAAAGTTTCATACCCCAGACATGTATGATTCTAAGTGGGATAATGAGTAATGTATAACATACTAATTGAAAAAACTCCAGGATCTCTTTTTGATATATCTCCAATGTCTATAAAAAGAGATTGGATGGATCAAACTTATGAAAACCATGCATACAGATGTTTTCCAGTAACACAGGCAAATGTTATTGGATACAATCTGTCTTGTAAGGAAGATATTGAGTTTATTTGGGACGGTATAAATGATCAAACTCCAGATCATATTGAAATAATTAAAGCACCAAAAGGATCATATGGGGGAAGAGGACAGTCCTCTATAAGTCTTAATACTGACCTAATATTTAAAACAGACAAACATGTAAGTATATTTACTATTAATCCAGTAAATTACTTTAGCAATGATTTTGAAACAATGTCTAACTTGATTAGCACATCATTTTATGATAATCCCTTGCCGTTAGCAATAAAAGCAAAATCACCCAACAAGCACGTGGTTATTAAAGCAGGAACTCCAATTGCAACAATAATTCCTATTTCTCTTTCAGAGTTAAACAACACTTCAATAGAAATTGTTGACTACAAAGATGAAGATAGAAAAAGAATAGATGCAAACATATCTTACGGAGATGCAGCACAGGTTATAAATTCATCTGGAAAATGGACAGACTGGTACAGAGACGCTGTAAACGAAAAGGGAGAAACTTTAGGTGAGCACGAAGTTAGGGTTTTAAAGTTATCTGTAGTAGATAATACAAAAAATAAAGAGAATGGTATAATGTAATTATGAACAATAACGAAAATGTTGTAATAAGAAAGCCATCCCTAACTCCGTCTGGATGGTTTGGAGACAGCAAAGATATGATAGTTGAGTTAGAAAACTTTATGACTCAAGAAGAAATGGAATTTTTAGAAAAGGCTGCAAAGTCTTTAACTATTTGGGACGTAACACAGAGCCACGTAAATGAAAATGGTACAGTTGTATACGATTCAGATTACTGGAAAGACAGAGTTGCAACCCAACCAACATTGGACAAAAATGATCCATCAATATCTCCAATAATTGCTGGACTATTCCAAAGACTAAAACCAATTATCGAAGAGTTTTATAAAGTAGAAGTTGTCCCAACTGGAACAACTATTGTTAAATGGCTTCCAGGACAATTTCAGAGACCACACGCAGACAAAGAACTTCACGAAGGTCCAGATGCTGGATTACCAAATGATTTTCCAAACTATGATCTTTCAAGTTTGTTTTATCTAAATGACGACTATGAAGGCGGAGAGTTGTATTTTCCTTTACAGGGTGTACAGTTTAAACCTAAAAGAGGTGCTGCTTATTTTTTCCCAGGAGATAAAAACTATATTCACGGAGTGACTGAGATTAAAAGTGGTTTAAGATTTACTTGTCCATTTTTTTGGAAGATTACAAAGCATACAGGAGACAGGCAGCCCTAATATGACAGACAAACATCTTGAATCAATAGAACTGTATCCAAACATTGTAGTATACAAAAATCTTTTTAAAGACATATCAAAATCTTACAAAGTTTTAACAGACTCTTTAGTAGAAACAGAAGATAGGCTTTTTAATCCTTGGACACAGTGGTCTATTTTTGGAGAATATCTCAATCCTATAGTTCCTGAGTTTTCTATGTCTGATAAGTATGGAAATTTAAAAAATATAAAAACAAAAACACAGATTGAAGAAGATCAAAAAAATTTTGGTATAGAGATGATGGAAAATTTTCACTTAGTTACAGAAGACTATATTAAAAAATATAACATTACTGTAGATTTAAATGAAACCTCTATAGACGAAAATGGAAATAGCACACAAACTTGGAGATGGACAGGTGGAACAATAGGAAAATATCATATGAGTGATGAAGAACAAAAGGTTGGAATGAGGTATCACTCAGACTATATTAGAGAACAAGGATATGCTCCAGGATATAAGTTTGTAATAACTTGTACAATATATTTTAATGATGACTATGAAGGCGGAGAGATTGATTTTGCTATGGGAGACAAACTTATAAAATACAAACCAGAAGCAGGAGATCTTTTGGTTTTCCCATCAGGGCATCCAGATTATCTAACAGAAGAAGGCCAACCATATTTGCACGGAGTTATGCCATCATACAATAAAAATAAATTTTTGTCAAGAATGTATTGGCAAAAATACCAAAAAGGAACAGATGAGTGGTATGAAAAAGAAAAAGAGTTTGGTAAAGAAGTTTGGGCTTCTATGCAGCCAGAACTAGAAAAAGCATTTAGGGAAAAGCATCCCCAAAGATCTGTAATAGAAAATGGAGTAAGAATATAATGAATCTAGAAAACAAAAAAAGAATAACAAAAGATATAGTTGTTTATGAAAACTTTATAAGCAAAGAAGATTGTAAAAAAATGATTCAAGCCTTAGACGCTCAAGCAGATAATGGTGCAATTTCTTGGATGCCTATTTCATTTTATGAGTCATACTCCTCAATATTGCCACAAGATAATGATCAAGAATTACTTGATGCTGGATTATCTCCAACTATTTTTTCAGACATTGAAAAGGCAATGCCAGAAGCAATTGCTTCAGTTCACGATCTTGACCCAAAAATAATTTCTAAGATTGGATACCATACACAAAAATGGGAGCCAGGAGCATACGCAAGAATCCACTCTGATAATACAGATGCTGAAGGAAATTCAGGAGCATTCACAAGAAGTAGATATGCTGGATTCCTTTATTTAAATGATAATTTTGAAGGTGGACTATTAAAGTTTCCAGATCAGAATATAGAGATTAAGCCACAGGTTGGAATGCTTGCTGTTTTTGACGGGGGATTTAACAATATGCACGAAGTCTCACTAATCGAAAGCGGAGTAAGATATACCATAGGATCTTTCTGGGATGATAGAGAAGAAGATGCATATCCTCAAGAACTACGAGATGCCTGGGCAGCAGAAATGAAAGAAACAAGAGCCAAACAAGAGATTGAGCGATCAGAGTGGCAAAACTTATTAAAAGAAGGATATAAGTTGGATAAAGATGGCAACAAGTATAAGGTAGAGAGTATTCAAAATGATTGAATCTTTTAAAAAGCATTTATTAGAAAATGGATATTCATTTAAAGAACTTACTACAGAACTAATTTCTGTTGAAAACTTTTTATCAAAAGAGCAGTTAGATACCCTGAATAATATTATAGATAATACGTCTCAGGAAGAATGGGAAGTTGAGTATCTTTCAAATTTAAAAAGTTTTTGTTTAGAAAAATTTGGCAGAGACGATGTTGATAATCTTGTCGCTGAAGGCAAGTTTGAAATTACTCAAAACTGGAAAGATAAAAATTTTAATATATCAGATCATGAGATGTACATGCCGATGTATGATAATTTAAATTCAATGGTCATCAACTCAGACTCAACCCTACACTTAAGTGGTCTTGGAACCATTCAAAGAATGCAAACTGGAGTAGAACTAAAGTCACATACTGATCAACATACAGACCCATCTATTAGATATGCCACAATTATATATATAAATGATGAATATGTTGATGGAGAGTTATTTTTTCCAAAACTTGGTATAGAATTAAAACCTAAGCCAGGAACTATGCTATTTTTCCCAGGTAACGAAGAATACGAACACGGAGTAAGACACGTAGGAGAAGGTCCTATTAGATATGTCCTTGTTGGCTTTATTAAAGAAACTGATCACTATAAAAAGAATAGGTACTAGGAGGAGTTAAATGAATAAAGAGATATTAGACCCAAAGGTTTACTACTATACAGATGCAATAAAGGATTTTGATAAATTTCAAAGTACCTTAACAGAATTAGATTCCTTGGAATCAGTAAACGGATCTGATGTAAATGTTTGGAATACCTGGACAGCATCTAATGACAAAAGTTTTATTTATGGAGAAACAAAGACATTTGACATCAATGCGATAAATAGGTTAGATGGCGATATAGCAGAAAAAAGTAAGTATATTTATGATTCAATAATGACTACACTTTATGATGTTTGTAAAGACTACGCCACATCTATTGGGGACTTTGACGAGCCAAGAATTTTTCCAACCTTTAATATAAAGAAATACAATACTGGAATAGGTATGGGGGCACACTTTGATCAGTTAGATGGAGATAAGACCTTGCGATACTCTCTTGTAATGTATTTAAATGACGACTGTCAGGGTGGAGAAATATCTTTTCAATTAAAAGACTACGATGGCGGTTGGACAAGCACTGATGGGTTTTCTAAAGGATCGGCCCCAGCAGTAGACTTAGATTATGATATAGCAGTAGCAGAGAAAGCAATTGATTTTGGATTAAAGCCAAAAGCAAATAGTGTTATCATATTTCCAGCATTTCCTCCATATTTCCACACAGCACATGTTGTAAAGTCTGGATTTAAATATATGGTTCCATCACACTGGATTCATAACGGTATGGATCTTAATCGCAACGGTGCTATGTAATTGAAAACAGCAATTGTTACAGGAGCAAGTAAGGGTGTTGGGTACGCAACTGTAAAACTTTTATCTGAAAGTGGCTACAAGGTTATTGCTGTTTCAAGAGATCTGTCTAAAATTATTAATCTAGTTTCTGATAATGTTGAAGTTTATAGACTGGATGTAACTAGCGCTGATGAGATTAAAAGGTTTCACGAAAAGTATAGCAATATAACTCTTGACCTTCTTGTTAATAATGCTGGTGGAGGCGCAAGCCCTACATACATAGTTAATGAAACAATGGATAACTTTAGAAGAGCGTATGACATAAATGTTTCTGGGCCAATGTATTTGTCTCAACTTTTTGTTCCTTCTATGAAGAAGTCAGAATCTCCTACAATTATATTCATTAGTTCTTTAGGTGGCAAGTTTGCCTACAGATCAGGTGGAAACTATACAAATGCTAAAAGAGGAATGATGGCTCTTGTGGATACAATGAGACTAGAATTTCCAGAATATGGAATTAAGGTTACTGAAATTTGTCCAGGAACAATAGACACTCAAGTAGAAAAAAAGAACGCTGCATTAACAGCAGAAGACATGGCAGAGTGCATCAGGTGGGTATCTGAGTTGCCAAGCCATGTAAATATAAATCATATAGAGGTAAACCACATACTTAGTGGTAAATGATTTGAGGATATATGAAAATAAATAAACTTTACGATGATGTATACGAAGTAGAAGAATTTTTAACAGAGCAGGAACTCGCTGATGTTTATGCTATAATTAATAACACTCCAGAGGATGATTGGTTTGATGAATCAGCCAGGAATGAAAATAACACTTCAGATTTCTGGTTCGGAAAAAATTTATACTTTAAGTCAGCAACTGTTTTTGATTTAATAAACGAGAAGATGAGAAATCTTTTTGAGTCTTATTCGTATTATCCTGAAAAAACACATCTGCAAAGATATAAAAAAGGTGATTTTATTAAGCACCACGCAGATCAATGGATTCCAGATCTACCATATTACATAGGATATGGATTTTGCTTATACTATAATAATGACTATTTAGGCGGGGAGTTAGATTATCCAGATTTAAAAATTACAATTAAGCCAAAAGCAAATGCCCTATACATTCACGGAGGGCACATAGTTCATGGCTCACTGCCAGTACTAGATGATACAATAAGATACTTCTCTACTGTTTTTATACGTGGAACAGTGCAGCAGCCAACAAAATTAAAAGGAGATTTATTTAAATGACAAATATTGGATTTACAAATGAAGACTTTAACTCTCATCAAATGACAGAGCAAGAGCAGTTCATTCTTGGAATTTTAAATAAAAAGAAAAATGGGTATTATGTTGAGTTGGGAGCAGCACACTATAGCAATGGAAACAATACTTATTTACTAGAAAAAGAGTATGACTGGACTGGGGTATCATTTGAAATAGTTGAGTCTATGAGAGATGAGTTTAATGCAAATCGAAAAAATCCTTGTATGGGTGATGCTCTTGCCTTTAACTATATAGAACATTTTGAAAAAAATAACTTTCCAAAACAGATTGATTACTTGCAGTTAGATATAGATGCTGGCTATGATAATCACGGTAGGCCAGTAGGAAATAGTCATTGGACACTTCAAGGCTTAATAGCAGTACCATTAAATACATATAGATTTACTTTAATTACTTTTGAGCACGATGCAAATATGTATTGGAGAAATGATTCAATTAGGGATGCACAGAGAGAAATTTTAGATTCTTTTGGATACTCTTTAGTTCACAGATCTTTTCACGAAGATTGGTGGGTTGACTCAAATATTATTGGTCACGGAGACTACAGAAAATATTTGCACTGGCAGACCTTATAACTATAAACTATAACTTTAGGGGAGAGTTTTACTTTTTTAAAAACTCTGCTATACTTAAGACTATTCCGTTTTTGAAAGGACGATACACATGTCAGATTTTTTTAGTTTTAAACTTCCAGAGGACTTTGTAGAAAAGTATAAAAGCCAAGAAAGCCCGTTTGGTTTTAAGGATGCAGCAGAAAATTCACTTGGAGAAATTACTTTTATTCGTACTTATTCTCGTATGAAAGAAGATGGAACTAAGGAAAGATGGCACGAAGTTTGTCGTCGTGTAATTGAGGGCATGTATTCAGTACAAAAGAATCACGCTAAAGAAAACCGTTTACCTTGGAATGACTACAAGGCTCAGAAGTCTGCACAAGAAGCATTTCAAAGAATGTTTGAATTAAAGTGGACCCCACCAGGTCGCGGTATGTGGGCATTCGGAACCCCTATGACTATGGAAAAGAAGAACTCAGCAGCACTACAAAACTGTGCAATGGTATCTACAAAAGACCTTGATAAGAATGATCCAGGAGCCTTGTTTGCTTGGGTTATGGATGCACTGATGCTTGGTATTGGTGTAGGGTTTGATACAGTAGGACAGGATAAGAATTTCTCAATCTATGCCCCAACAGAACCAGAACAGGTGTTTGAAATTCCAGACACTCGTGAAGGCTGGGTAGAGTCAGTCAGACTTCTTATCAACTCATACCTTAGAGCAAACCAGAGTATCCAGAAGTTTAACTATGATTTGATTAGACCTCTTGGAGCCCCCATTAAGGGCTTTGGAGGCGTTGCATCAGGACCTGCACCTCTTATCAAGTTACACGACCAGATAG